TATTTTAAGAATTACATTAACCCTAATTATTGAAAATATCTTTCACAGAAATATTTTGCCATACTTGACATAGTACAAAATACATCATCAGTTAGTTATGCTATAGCGGGTATATATAAACGAACCTTTAATGCTGGCGTACAGAGAGATACATCACGCAGACTATATGGCGGCTTTCATATTACAGATCACATGGTACAAACTTATTGGCAGGCTTTTACTGGTGATGGTGATAATAATGTTTTATATAGGGGGACGGCGTACCCGCCATATACTGCAAGGCAAGGCGTTGTTTTTGATAATGCCTTAGTACATATTGTCGCAGAAGAAGCAGCATCAAGAAATCACCCTATCCGTGTTTGGAGACGCTGGCTATAACCATCTGCGCCATAATCTGACTGGATAATTACGGACAATATTCTCGTTGGCAGCCGGAACTACTAAAGATGAATCAAAGTTCCACCAAACGTCTTGTATGCCATTGTTGTTTCCATGAATGAATGGACGATTACCATTTTGCCAAAACGCGCCAAAGTCCATATCAACGGGAGTATAAAAACCAAACAATTTTCCATATATACGGCGCATGTAATCTCTTTGCACGCCACTTCCGAAAGTTCTATATGTAACGCCGCCAAATACGGATTGGCAAATTTCTGACGATATGTTCACTAGCAGTTAACAATAAACGATTGTTGTAAAAAAACCACCAAGCGGCTTTTATGTTATTTCCTATTGTAAATATAGAGTTTAATTCTGTTGTAGAAATATCAAAAACGCCAAATTCACTAGCAGTCATAGGTCTGCCAAGTTCGCTATCAACAGCATACGTCTTCCCCCAAATCTCTCTTACTGCGTCTTTCTGTATGCCGCCATTAAAGGTTCGTCTATTTAAGCCTTCAATCGCAGAGAATTTTCCAGCCCAATTTAAAACGCCTATAACACGGTAATCCTGCCCATTGTACTGTATTGTATCGCCAACTATATAATCATCTTCAGTGAGCGCATGTGTTTTTTTTCTTCCCACTCGTATAACACCTGATGCTATATCAGAAAGAACATCCCATTCTATTGGATTTGGCTGTGAGCCAGTAGATGTAATCGCATTTTTTGATTTTAATATTTGCCTGTCAGAATCTACCGGATCATAAATACAATATGTGTTAGCCGAAATGTTTGATCCTTGCACATATTTTGATATTGTTCCTGTTGGATAAGAAGCAGCTGGAATTATTTCATATTGAATTGCTCTGTAGCTCCACTGTTCCCAATTGCCAGGCAGTCCTCTCTCTTTGGGTTCATCTTCATCTGGGCCTTGTCTATAAAAAGTTCCAATGGGAAAACGAGAATCTGCAATCGCTCTAAAAAGCTGATCTTTATCTTTATTATTTGGAGAAAAACCAAGTCCTCTTATTAAACCTTCAATATTATCTAAAATAAGGTTAAACGTCTCTGCTGGAATATATGATGGTTTTATGAGAGGGTTTGAAAAATCTCCATCTGAAAATTTTTGTGTTACAGGATCAAGTCCGGGATATTTTACATCAGTCCCAAACATATTAATTATTTTATCATCGGGATATAATCCAGCCATTTTTATTCCTCCATTTCTTTAAGTTCATTACGGAGTGTATTTATCTCCGCAGAATACATTTCAAAATATTTTTCATCTTCTTTAGTAGCTTTGCCGCTCATTTTTGCTATAAGCGATCTTTGAATTTTTTGTTCAGCTGAATTAATATCATATTTCTTTTTTGATATTAACGCTTCATTCTCCGCTTTTTCCTTTTTTACATTATTAACAATCCATGTCTTTTTATTTTCGTTCCATTCTTGATAAGGTTCATTTTCCAATGGCGGTTGATCTGTATACTCATCGCCAATTTCATCACCGAGATTGTAAACCCTGCCTTCCCTTTTATCTTTTTTGTGATAATATTTCTTTTGGGTATTATCTTTGAGTAAGCCTTTTTTAATTAACTCAAAATTTGGAATACGGCGACTGTTATTATCAAACCATGAAATATTTTCTCCACTGCATCCGCCCCAATCATTGGGAACCTGCCTCCAATTAGCACCCGGTGACTTGTCTCCAGATATTTGAATTACACGGTTTATCCGACTGTCTTTTTCAGTAACCCATGTTGAATATTTTTCCATTAAACGCCTCCTAAAATCTATATTGAAAATATGCAATATTACCGGAAAGTAATTTATTGATAACTTCATCTTCAAACTTATTAAGTTCATTTATTCCTGAAAAAATTAAATTTTCGTAATGTTGATCAAAATACGACTGTCCCAGGAATTGTCCCGTTCCAAAGAAAGCCTTTCCAAATGAAGATTTATGAAATAATTTGTTTATACATTCTCTTGCTTCATTTATTACTTCTTCGCTTTGAAAAATAGTAATAATATAAAAAACAGAAAAAAAAGCAGGACGTGAAAATATTGAATTCCCAAATCCTGAAAAACCAAAGAAAGAAGGTTTAAAAGGAAAAACTATATCAACAAGAATTAATCCATATTTTTTTGCAATGTCTGCAATAACCGTTTTATTTATAACAGAAACTTTTTTTGTGCTTAGGATTTTTATACGTTCATTAAGCGGTAATTTAGCATTTATATTATTTAATAGAATACGTTCCCAATCATCTATTGTTTCATTCGCTGTTTCAAAATAACTTTCAGAAAATAAATCGCGCATCCGTTCTCTTATACGGATTATTTCCTGTGTTTTGGCTTTACAAAATAAATTTACATCACTTTCAGGATTTGAAAATTGTTTTTCCCAGTATTCCCCTTTTGGAAACAGATCATGTATAGAAGCGCTGTATTCATTTTCTGTCGCTACGGTTATACCCATATAACATCTCCCAGTACCGGATACTCCAATATTGTTGTTATAAATCTGCCTGTAATGTCACCTTCTAATTTAATTGCAGCATCAGTTATTTTAATGCCATCGATAATTGCCTCGCGTAATGCTCCTGATGTTATTTGTATACCAGGCTTAGATATAAATTGAAGATAAGCCTTTAAGCGCGTTTCTGTTAATTCCCTGTTTTCCTGTGTGTCTTCTGAACCAAGTAATTTTATTTCAGGGTTAATTGAAATAATTGACGGTGTTTGAACAGTAAAAATAATTGGAGGTGAAACAGTACTAATATAATCTCTTACTACAGCAAGATTATTAACCTGATGAATGCCATTCTGTTGATTTCCATTTATAACCTGGATAAGCAACGCGCCAAAGATTCCGAAATTTTTATATTCCCATGCGTTTGATACTTCAGGTGATGAATCAATAGCCCATGCGGCATAATCACCGAGTTGACCGCAACGTGATGGATTGCGTAAAGCAGCCAGAACTCTGGTTAAATATTCTTCATCACTTTCTGCATCAACGCCTCCTGTAATACCATCTGTCGCTGTAATTGCATTTGAATCTATTCCTGAAGGTATCGCAGAGACAACAGCAAGCGAACTACCTGCTGTGAGATTTGAATCAGAACCGGCATTTTCCGCTTTTACGTCAACAAATGCTTTTCCATCACTAAAAATCCTGTATGCCTTTTCTGTAAAATACCTTTTACCGGAACCGCTTTTAAAAACAATTCCAGCCGGTATTGAAATTCCGTTAATACCGCTTACTTCTACTTTTCCAATAGCCGCTATTGCATATAGCGGCGGGACAATATTAGACCAGTGCGCACGCAAATATTCCCTTTCTGCCGTATCAGGAAATAATTGTCTGGAAAGAAAAACCAAGTCGCCTTGTAACATATGTGAAAGTCCTGCATCAATATTTGCCATAATTGAAACAAGATTATAACGAGGTGTTTTTTCAAGCGGCTTAAACAAACTCATATAATTTGCCAAAGTTCGTTCTTTTAGAACATGTAAACTATCTCTATTAAATGACATTCCACACATCCTTAATAAAAACATTATTATTGTTTGGCTGTATAATTTCGATAACATACGATAATTCATTCTTACCTGTTCTTTCAACAGAACAATTAATACGCTTTACAAGACCGTCTGTAATTATCCATGCAAGGCATTCCTGAAGCATTCTTTTAAATGTCCCTGCTGTATTTCCATCAATTTTTCCTATTGCTCTCAAGATAAAAAGCTCGCTTCCAAAATCAGGATCAGCCCACCATGATCCTTTATCAGTACCGATACTCATCGAAACAAGTTCTTTAATTTTATTCCAGTCCTCGATTTGAACTGTCTTATTTACCTGTTCCATGAAATACCTTTTCACTTTTCAAATTGGAAAAATTCTCTTTATTAACCAGTGTTGCTAAAGCAGTACAAATTCCTGATTTGAATGAAGCTCCCCCGTCTAAAGGAATAATCGGTGATGAGTTAAGTGCATTTATAATCCCGTCAACACGCGCAGATAATTTATCAAGTTGTGTTTTTAATTCTTCAGCTTTAACAATACCGCCGGAATCTTTTCCAAACAGTTCTACAGTTCCATTCTCTCTTGTAATTATCCAGCCGCCTTTATCGGCATATAATGCGGCATCTCCTTCATTTAATTCAGGAAATTTGGCATCATCGGGGGTTATAAGCGGTAAAAATTCAAAACCGTCATAATTTCCACCTGGACAAAAAATAAACACTTTTCCGGTTTTAGCTTTAGATGTAAATCCGTATGGAAAAGCTTCTTTTTTTTCTAATGTTCTGCCGGATACTGTTTTAACCTGCAGCTTTCCATCATCGTTACGTTTTTTAAAAACACCAAGAGAAAACAGATTATGTATTTTAGCGTTTAATTGTCTCAGCATTGCATTGCTCACAAATACATCTCCCTGTTTACAAGCGTTAAATCACAGCTCATTGTTTCATTGTTTGCTGTGTATTCGACTTCAGATATTAAAAGATTAGCATTAAGTCCAAATGTAGGTACTTTAACCGGGATTAGTACATTTGGCACCCAATATATTTCTTTTCTTATAGTTTCTCCCAGACTTTTAATTTGCTCGTCTGTTAAACCCCAGCCTGAAACAGAAACAGTTGTTTTAATTTCTCGCCGTCGGCGCATTTCAGTTTCTGCGCGGCGCTTTAATTCTTTTTCTGTTATAAAAGGATCGTCTATATCAATAGTGAGGATTCTTTTGCCTAAACAAGAATTATCAATAACATGAACTGGATCATACCAGCCGCCTTTAACAATATATTCACTGAATTGTTCTGAGCCGTTTTCCGTCCATTTAATATTTTTTATATTTACGCCTTCAGTAATATGAAAAGGCTTTGTTATAGCGCTATGCACTTTCCATAAATACAAATTTCCGGCTTCATTGCTTGTAAAAATAAATCCTTGCTGATCCGCTTCATCAATAAGTTTTGCCCAAGGGCTTTCGTTTTCAAAAGAAAAATATGCGACAGGCTCTGTTGGATCAGATTGATTTGTCGGAAATGAATCACAAACTATATTAAATTTTTTACCAATATTTTTTATTATTTCTCTTAATGTTCTGTCATTATAATCAAAATTATCATCTAAATCAGACCATGTTGAATCAATAATATCCCGTGCAGGAGAACGTCCAATTACCAATATACTGTGTTTATCCGCATCCGCACTTGCAGTGATTTCATCCACCAGTACAGTGGTAACACGCCTTTCTCCATTTGAATCATTTACAAGATTATTTTTACATCGAACTTCCAGCCGGTGATGTTTTTTGACTTTTAAACGTTCAGAAGAAGGTATTTCCAGTTCAAGAATGTGGCATATTTCATCCAGTGATTTTTTTATTTTTATAGTTCGCCATAATAATTCCTGTCCGGTAGTAACGTTTTTAACAAATGGTTTAAACATAGGATATCCTGCCGGAAACAAGAAATGAATCATTAATATAATTCATCGCGCGAAGTTTATAATCATCACATCCCAAATAATGTGATAAATATAAAAGCGGAACAGGTTTATTAATGTTTTTACTTAGTTCGTTGTTAAATACTGTTTGTTTTAGTTTAATAGATAATGCGGATCGCAATTCAATTACTGCTGAATAAATGTCCGGATTTTCAAGGTTTATACTGTTTTCGAGCCTGGAATATAAAACCCAATACCCGTTCAATTCATTTAATGTTATATTTCCCATATTCATTAATAAATCAGCAGCAGCGCAGAGGCTTACAGTCCTGTAAAGATTTTCTGTTTCTTTTTTTGTTTCTGATTGTATTACGGTAATTGTATCGACAGGAAGCGTTAGGCTGGAAGCTGACAAAAAATTTAATACTGATATTTTTTTATTATCACGAGCAAAATATTTCTTAACTGATTCAATTGAATCGTCTATTGATGTTACTGCTTTTATCATTGAAAAAGAAGCATTTACCAAAGATTTTGCCAAAAGCAAAGGCGATTGTATGCCTTGTGATATTAAATTAGATATTCCGGTTATCTCATTTGTTACAGCGTTTAATGTTGTTTGAGCGGCATGTATTTTTCCTGCGCCGCTTAATAAAATACTTTTTATTTGTCCGAATGCCTGCAAAAGCGAAGAAGAATCTTTTTTTATTTTTGAAAATTCTTCTGCGGCAATAAAGGCAACTTCTTCAGGTTTAATAAAATCCACAGGTGACAAAACAGAGGCTCTTTTTTCCAGTGAAACACCGGCGCGTTTTAATGTAAGTGAAATATCACATTGCCCGTTTTCGTTTGCTATTTCCTGAATATTATAGTTTTCTAAAACGACCTTGAATCTTCCCCATAAAGGGTGATCAAAAAAACCTGGTAATTCATCTGAAGTCGGAACTGCTAACGCATCAAGAAACGCCGCGCGTTGTTTTAAATAAGATTCTCCGCGTAAATAACCGCGTACAATAATTGATTGTGTTTTCTGATTTAATGTTTCATTTGACCATAATCCAAAAAAAGGATATTCAGCAGTGTCAATAGATTGCCCGCCGGAAAACTCAAGACTTTTATAAATAAACGGTAATGGCAGCCCGTCAGGCGCTTGATAACTTGACAAACGAGGACTGTCTTCTTTTTCAGAACGGTATGCTTTACGCCAATTTTCATCATAAAGCCCGGGAAGCGATATATTAAAACGAGGTTCGCTCATAACCCGCCCCTTCTTTGCATAACTCTCGATCCGGTATTGAATAATGCAGGCATAGTGTTGTTTTGCATAACGGCGGTAACTGCTGGACGATCGCCTGATAAATCAATATTTAAATTTATATCCGCATGACCAAGCTCCACTCTTTGCGGAGTAATATTTGCTTTTGACTGAGTGATATAAGACGGTAAATCAGCTGACAGCATCCTGTTTCCATGATTTACAGAGCTTTGCTTTTTATTATCATCAGATATTGCGCTGCCAATTCCTTCGCCTCTTGCGGTTGATACTTTTTTTTCCAAGTTGGAAAGAAATACTGGTGTTTGCATCCATCTTGGAAGAGATGCTTGATCGAGAGGAGTTTCCGGAAGAAAATCATTTTGGGTTTTTCCGGTCTTGGCAGTATATTCTTCCCATAATTTTTTTCGTGCTTTCGGGTTTAAGTTATAATAATTTGAAACACCAGGAATAGCCGGATCAACTTTCGTTAAAGCCTGTGAATGAACTTCTTTTGCTCTATCATGGAAAAATTTAGCAGTACCAGCTATTGCTGAAACTGCAAGCCCCGCTTTTATCGCGGTAGAAGCTTTAATTTTTGGACTACTCGCTTTTGGAGCAGGATTTCCTAAAGCAGGAACAGATTGACCCATTCCTGGAATCCCTTGACCTCCGCCCCAGTTAGTAACATACACCGGCATGGCTGTCGCCATACTCAAAGAGCCTAGATTAATATTTCCGCCTTTCAATTGCAATAAACTGCCGACAAGCCGTGATATCCCTGCTATTCCTTTGACTGCTGTTATTGCTCCAATCCCGACAGCGATTCCTGTAAAAACTTTCTTCAAACGTTCCGGGTCTTCAGATAATTTATTTAAAAGTTCAGTTAAATTTGATAAAGGCTTTGTTAAATTACTGTTTGCAAATTTATTGAAAGCGGTCTGTAAATTTTGAATATTCGATTGAAGAGTACCAGCCATCGCGGCGGATTGTTTCTGTAATAATCCTGTTGTATTTCCAAGATTAAACAGGTTTTCATACATCCGTTCACCGTGAGAAATGTATGAACGAATAGCCTGCATGGAAGAAGCGCTGAATGTTTTATTAATGTAATCCGCGTAACGGGCATTTTCAGATTTTTCGGCAATATCAAACATGATATCGTTAAAATCCCTGAAATTTCCTGCAGAATCCCGAACACGAATGCCAAGCCGTCTTAGATTTTTTTGTTTTTCAGGATCAGCTATTTCTTCCATTGCAGCATTAAATGAAGCTACTGCTTTTGTCGGGCTTTTAGTTCCAGCATTAATAATTTGAAGCGCGGCATTTGCTTTTTTAATATTCTCAGGAGCAGTTCCAATCGCGCTGTAAGATGAAAATATTTGAGGCGCGACTTTCGCAAATTCTGCCAATGAAAAAGAACCTTCATTTGATTGTGCAATCAAATCATCCATAAGCGAGGTTATTTGTTCTGATGTATATTTAAACCTTTGAAATTCTGAAAAAACATTACCTATAGATTCACCTGATTCGCCTGTTGCCTGAATAGCAAGTCCGATATTTCGGATATTGTCTTCGGCATATTTTAGATCGTTAGTTTTATTAATTATAACATCCAATCCGTTTAATATACTTGAAGAATCCACTTTAATATCCGGTGTTTGGGCAGTTTCAAATATTGCCTGTTTTAATTTTGATATTTCTTCTGAAGAGGCGCCTGCGGAAATGCCAAGCCGCGTCATTTTATGATCCATTTCTATAATACCTTTTGCCGCGACTCCGACAGAAAGCGTTACACCTAATGCAGCTAATTTTGCATTTGTCCCGGAAACAGCTTTATCAACTTTATCAATCGCACCTAGTGTTTTATTTGCAAAGCCGCCGGCAGCGCCTGCGGCTTTATTCATTGCTTGTGAAAATATATCTTTTAGTGATAGTGTTACACCGGTTTTTATTTCCGCCATTATATTCCCCGCACCGCTCTTGTTACAATAACAGCTTTCTCATGCCAAAATGATAATTGTTCCCAGTACATTTCCATTAACGTATTAAAATCCATACCCGGAAGCAACATTAATATTTCAGCTACCATTTCCGCAACACGATTGCAAATATCATCCAGATTTAAGCTGTCTCTGTCATCCCGTTTTGCGGAGTATCTGTTTTCTCCGCAATGGTAGGGTTTTCAACATACGCCTTTGTTGTAAAATATGATTCCCATACGCGTGCAATGTCATACCTAAGCACAGAAAAATCGTCTATATCGATCTGGGTAATAACGCTTTCCGGTAATCCTGAAAGCGATGCAAGAAGCGCCGCGTCTGCAGCGGCGCTGTCAACAGGGTTTGAACCTACCGCGATAAAATCTTTTGTTTTAGGGCGTTGAATTGTTATTTCAGTAACTTCCAGTTCCCCAACTTTAAACGGGTATTTCAGTTTATAATTTTTTGCCATTCAAACCCCTAAGCAAGCCTTGGGCTTGTTCCCGAATTATAGACTATGTCCATTTCTGCATCACCGAGTTCGCCGGGTTCTGTTACCCATGCTTTCGGCATCATGTACTGCTTGCCTCCGGTAGTAAAAATTGTTAAGGTATCCTCTCCAACATTGGAAAGTTCTTCAATACCAAGCGAGCCAGTTGCATTGAGTTTTAACTTCAGTTCTGCAAATGTCTGGCTTTCAGTATAGCCTGTGTTTTCCGGCACCTCTCCGGTTTTTGTTTCACGTTTTATACCTGCAGGTTTAAAAGTCGCACCTTTTTCCTGAACAGGAAGTTCACCTAACGCCTGTGAAATAACACGTTTAACCCTTTCTAGTTTCATATAATTACTCCTATTTAAACTGCGTCAGTCCGGCTGCAATATAGAACTGACCTATCAGATTTGGCTGGTGAGAATATTCAAGTCTGGTTTTACTGCCGGACTTGATTTCAACAATGATTGATTTTTTATATGCTTCAAAATCCTGGCACCATTGTTTTGTTTTAATAAAAATTTCCTGATATAATTCTGCGAGAAATGAACGGAATACTCCTGTTGTCATTACACGCGCTCCGCCTCCGAAATTTTCTTCAGTGCTTGCAAGTTTCCATGTTTTAAACCGTTTTTTGGCTTCGGCATTTATGTATGTGCGTACAGCATCTACTGTTTCTGTTACCTGCACGTCAAGATAGCTTGTATCTCTGCCGCCATCAGTGTTTTCAGTGTAACTTGTAACAAGCCGTTCAATTAACACATTTCCGGTTGTATCAAGGCGGTATGTCGCAATGCCGTTTTCAAGAAGCTTCTGCCTTTCATTAAAGTTAAATGACATACCTCCAATTAATTCCGTTACTTTTGTGTCATAGGTATTTGCCGCCGGGTCATCAGCAAGTATCCGGCAGGTGACAGCGCACCATGCGGCAACCCAGACACATGGCAATTCAGGATTCTTTCCGCGTGGAATTATGACTATATGAGGAGAATTAATTTCTCCGCTTTTTGCAAGCATTGTGCCTTCATCAGATTTACTTCCAAGTTCACCTGATAATGCAATAAACATTCTGCCGCCGATTTGCCGCATCGGGCCGAATCTCGATTCAAGTTCATTTGAACATACCCTGATGTTTTCTTTATCATCAAAATCACATGCAAAAAAGTTATATCGCGTTTCGCCTAACCCTTCAAGGAACGGCTTTATTTTTGTAGCTCCGGTTCCAGCAGTTATTTCAATTTCTGAAATGGTTATGCCGATTACAGAAGAATTAATAATTACATTATTTTGATTTCCTACAATTCCTTTTACGTTTGAGAAAACAAAAACATTTTCTGCTTCGGTTTCCGCAAATACCGGAAGAGTCAGCTCCGCATTTATCTTTGCGGTAATGGCGGCTGCAATAGCCTGTGCGCTTGATTCTGCTGTAACAGCAGCTTCAAAGCCTCTGCCGTTTATTACAATATTAACTGCGCCTGCATTTACTGCATTTCCGCTGATGGAAAATTCCTTTTTCCATGCTGTTCCCGCTTCAGGTTCAGGAATGGGAAGTACATAAAGTTCTTCAATTTTATTAAGCGCAAGAAATGTTTCAGCCATAATTGCGGCTGGGCTGCCATGCCCGAAAAGTTGGTGCGCTTTCAAACCTGATAAAACATTTACAGGCTTTCCGTTTTCCATTTCTGATGTAGATAGTTTATAACCTATTATCAGAGCCTTTTTAATATCGCCTTGCGCTCCGGCAAGGGAATTGTCAATTTCATTATACTGTCCCGGAACCAACAGATTATCGGGAATGTGCCTAAGCGGTACTGGCATTTTTAACCTCCAAATTAATTTTATCTTTTACAACATCATCTCCAATCTGATGTGTTGCGTCATAGCCTTCAAAATAATCAAGGTCGGGCAGCAAAATACCGCCTTCGCCTTCGGACAGGCAATTTTCCATGACGTGCCATTTCCATTTAACGCCCCAGAGCGTTATGTTTATCTGATCAAGAGAGCCGGAATATAAA